ATTATGTACTATCTCTCTAAGAAGATTTGGAATTACTTTGTGACTCCTCGTAGAGGTGCTATCACACAGAAATTGAGTGAGGCCTACGAAACAGATAAAACTCAAGCACGTCGTTCGCGACGCGCAGAGTGGTTCTTTTCAGGTCCTTGCACTGAACATGGGATTGAATCCGGTTTCTGTGTAACTTGTGACAGAGCATGTCTTGGAGGGCATGGTAATCTAAGTGGTTACTGTTATGTTTGTGATCCAACGTGGTATGATAGACTTCAAGGTAAGTCCGTCACTCATGAAGGATATGATTCGGATAAAACAGTAGCAGGAAGACGTCGAAAAGCAGAATTCTTCTGGAGCGGTCCCTGCAAACATGGTGTTGCTAGTGGATTCTGTGAAGTTTGCGATAATGCATGTGAGGGTGGACATGGCAATCTGAAAGGATATTGTTATGTTTGTGATCCCACTTGGTTGACTTGCCTTCGAGGTGAATCAATCTCTGTGGGAGAACTATACGATAATAATAAGTCTCGCGGTAGGGTGACAAAGAAAGCAGAAATTTGTGATCTAGCTCGCCATGGAGGTCCTTGTCGATCGCCAACTACACATGAACATGATGCTTGGCAGTTTAACAATCTCGAAGATTTGCAGAAGTTTGTCAATGATGGCGGTACTATTCGAAGAGACGTCAAATCCGAAGCAAGAGAAGTTGAGGGACAAGCAATCCTTGATAAGAATGCAGCAGAAATTGTGACGAAAGTGTACCGAAACATGTACAAATTGGAATACAAATCTGGGGATGAGTGGATTCATGCAATGAATTTGCTGGTCATCAAAGGACGAATTGCTATTGTCAATCGTCATCTCCTGGGTATGCAACATATTAAGGAGTGGCGAATGATTAACAAGCATAAGCCTGATGGTTTTCCGCTTGCTCTGTGGGAATTGAACCGCGTCGTAATTCCAGATGACAACATGCATGGTGATAAAGATGTCATGATGATCGAGTTGCCACGATTGGTTGATCAACATCCTGATATCAGTAGCAGGTTCATGACTGGTTGTGATTTTTCTCGTTTTTCGAGTCTTAGGTCTATTTCAGCTATTGGATTTGTCCCACAGAGTGGAATTGTTCTCCGTCAGTATTTCTCTAACAGTGTTAGAGCGGTTGACGAGCCAATTGGCATTGAGGGACTGAATTATACATCTCATTGTAGGAAATACTTTGAGTATGAGATTCAGACCACCAGTGGTGATTGTGGAGCTGTTCTAGTTGCATTCGATCCAAATTTCTCGAATAAAATTTTTGGCATTCATGCTGCTGGCGATTCAAATTCTAAGTACTGTGGTATTGGAACACCAGTCACCCAGGACGTCTTGCGAACATTGGAGAATCAGCTTGTCTGTTTTGAAGATTCCAAGATGTTTCCAGTGATGAAAGTCGCATCAGAACTTAACGTTGAACCAATTCAAGATGAGAAGGGATGGCTATGGAATTTGAAACTTCCCTTTGTTGGGAATTTCATGTACCATGGCAAAGAAGCGAGGAAGGTATTTGCCAACTTCAAGTCGACAATTGTTCCATCTCCTGTTCATGGTGTAATTGCTACGCCGACAATGAAACCAGCTTATTTGGGGCCTTTCATGAAAGATGGAGTAAAAGTTGATCCGATGGCAAAAGCACGAGTAAAAGCTTCTCCTGCTCCTAAAGCAATGGACAAGACTTTGCTTGACAGTGCAGTTCATCATTATACTCAAATGGTCACTGGACAGGTTGATGAAATTGATAGACGAGTTCTCACATACGCCGAAGCAATTCGAGGTATTGAGGGTAATGAATTTTATCAAGGAATTAGTCGTTCTACGTCTCCAGGATATGGATGGGAGAAAGAAGGTGAAGGAAAAACCAAATGGCTCGGATTGGAGGGTGAATACAATGTATCTCACCCAGAACTATTGGAAGCTTATGAAGATATGAAAGAAACATGTCTTCACAATCGACCGTCTGTGTACTGGATTGATACAATGAAAGACGAACGACGACCAATCGCAAAAGTTGATGAAGGCAAAACTCGTCTCTTCTCCGTTGGAGAAATGGCGTTTACAGTCTTGTTTAGACAATATTTCATGGGATTTATTGCACATATGATGAAGAATAAAATCCGTTATGAATCATGTGTTGGCATTAACCCATTTGATCGCGATTGGACTCGACTAGCAACCGGACTCAATGCAGTCGGAAAGAAGGTGATTGCCGGAGATTTTGCCAATTACGATGGAACATTGAATGCAGATCTACTCTGGAGAATGCTTGATGTCATTGAAGCTTTCTATGAGAATAGTACAGCTGAAGACCGAATGAGAAGACGATCTATGTGGTGTGAAATTGTCAACTCAATTCACATTAACAGTGATGATGTCTACTCTTGGACCCACTCACAACCTTCTGGTTGCCCAATGACAACTATTCTTAATTGCGGATATCATTCAATTAGTGCTAGATATGTGTTTCTTGTATGTGCTATGAAGTACATGCCTGAACTTGCATCTCTTAGATATTATAATCTTTTCGTGAGACATTTTAATTTCGGAGATGATGATGCATGGAACATCTCTGACGCTATCATCGAGTGGTTTAATCAAGTCACAATCACTGAGGCTTATGCTACTTTCGGTATGGAATATACAGATGAAGCAAAGACTGGTGTGATTATTCCGTTTCGTAGTCGAGATGATATCAATTTCCTCAAACGTACGTTTCGATGGGATGATGTGCAGTGTCGCTTTCGAGCACCACTTGCACTTGAAACTATCAGAGAAATGGCAATGTGGAATAAAGGTACCATCGATCCTTACGATCTGACCGCTGAAGTATTGTGCAATGCTGTGGTCGAACTTGCGCAGCATGATAGAGAAACTTTCGATAGAGAACTTCCCGCGTTTGAAAAGGCAAGAAGAATTCTCTCAGAAAGAGTATCTGTCAGTTTCGAGACCTATGATGATTACCAAAGGATTGAAGCTGTAAAGTATTGTTAACCTTATATAAAAGTTGTACCATAATCGTTGGTCCTATTAAAAAGTAGTTAACATACTTATATATAGGTAGTATGCGCTATCTTAGGTAGCAATACCAAATGCAATGCGAGTCATGAATTAGGGATTTTATTCTTGACTTATAATCATTTTATCCCAATATCAATGTATCAAACTGGATACTAATAATGAAAATAATACCTATATGGCGAGTTCGTCTGCCCTCGAAACAACGCAGACAGTACCTAGTGAAGGCATGCAAGGACTTCATGCCGAAGTAGTACGTCAACAGGAGACTGTTCGTTTTGAGGAAGATGGTGTGGTTGCTTCTTTGGAGCTTCCTTCTATTTCTCCAATTAACGACTATCTTTCAACTGCTAATGATGGTTTGGTCAACGATATTGTTGGCTTCCTATCACGTCCAATTCCCCTTGAGGGAATTGTGTGGAAGGAGACTGATAATATTGGTGCAGAACTTATCAATCCTAGCTTTGCGCAACCAGGAAACGAATTGCCAAAGACATGGATTGATATTCCAATGATCAATCAAAAATTGCAGGGATTTACTTTTATTCGGTGTGATTTTCGCGTTAGGGTTCAATTTAATGCTCAACCGTTCAATGCAGGACGAGTTGTACTTTGGTTTAGCCCATTCACGATCAATACGCCCCACACTAATAATCAAGTTACATCAACTTCACATTTTGGAGGCATCACTGGTTATAGACATGTTGATCTCGACTTGTCTACATCCACAGCTGCTGAACTCGTAATCCCGTACATCGGTCTAGTTTCTCATTACAACATGATTACTCACCGATCTCTGATTGGTAGTTTCAGGTGTACTGTGTATTCAAAGCTTACGTCGGGAGCATCTGAATCCCAAACCTCAGTTGATGGTACAGTCTGGATAAGTGCTGAGAACATTGATCTGCAAATGCCTACTGGAATTGCAGCTCCTGCTCTACGTACTGTTGAAGGACAGATGAAAAAGGAAAAAGAACAACCTGCGAAGGGAACAATTGAAAGTATTGCGAGTACTACTTCCATGATTGCATCTGCAGTTGGTCGTATTCCTGGCCTTGCCGAAATTGCGAATGGAGTGCAGTGGGCAGCAGATGCTGTTGCAGGAGTTGCGGGCATGTTCGGTTGGTCTCGACCTACCGATCCTAGCTTTGCAACAATTGTGCAGCCATCTCTTGTTCGCCACATGACGAACTTCAATGGTGATACAAAGTCAAAACCCCTCGGGCTAGATGCACGCAATGAAATTTGCGTTCCTTACCATTCTTTTGCCACAAAGGATGATGAGATGGCATTGGCAACAATTCTACAGAAACCGGTTTACGTCGATCGATTCACAATGGATCAAACGCAAATTAGTGGCACAACTATTTGGCGATGGCCTGTGGTCCCTAGCGCTTGCGTTAAGAAGATTGCAGCTGATCCTTACATGCCTGGATTGATTTTCTTTCACACTTTTGCTAGTTATCTCTCGCGTATCTTTCGTTTCTGGCGCGGATCCCTGAGATATCATTTCAAGATTGTGAAAACGAACTTCCATTCCGGTCGTATTCGTGTTTTTTTTGTCCCTATGGCTGAAATTGGATCGGATGTCACACTCATTGATTTTAACAAATGTTATAATCAAATCTATGATATTCGAGACACAGCAGAGTTCGAGTTTGAAGTTCCTTATGTATCAAATACATTGTGGAAGAAACTTGATCATGACATTTCTACTATTTCTCCATCAGCAGTGTCTTATGATAGACCAACTGGTATGATCTATGTACAAGTGCTGAATCAGTTGAGAAATCCATCAATTGCCTCCAACACAATCGAGTTTCTTGTCGAAACTAGTTGTGGCGAAGACTTTCAGTATGCTTTCCTCACTGAATCTGCGACTGTTAAACCGATGATGATTAGTCATGAACAGTTTGAAGGTCATATCGTATCTAGTGATTCAGATCGCTACGTACGAAGAGTCAACGGACAAATGCAGTCTTTCTTTGAAAGCAAAAAGATGAAGGATTACAATCCCAACATACTTGGTATGGGGGAGGCTATCACATCTCTGAGACAATGTCTCAAAAGATATGGACGATACAAGACGATTTTGCCAGCTGTGACAGCTGGTAATCTCAATATGATTCGTCCATATGACACAAATGATAACTTTCAGAACTTTATTAGCGTCAGTCTGGACCAATCAGGTCCCACTGATGGCTTGTATAACTATGTAAGTTATCTTTATAGAATGGTTTCGGGCAGTATGAGAATAATGTTCGTTCCGGCAGGAACTACCCTTGTGGATTTTCCTGACGTGCGACTTCGGCCCTATACTACTGATATGCATTCTATCACCCAAACTACTTTCGAGACAGTTCAACCTACTACAGATTGGCCTGGTATCGAAAATAGTGCTCCTCTTGTGAAATACATTCCTTATATTGAGGGAACTCTAGAAGTAGATGTTCCTTTTTATCAGGAAGTTCCAGTTCAAATGACTGCTGTTGGTGAACCAGTAGCAGCTGATCCAGAAGATGTTGGCGCTGCACAACCGTATAATTATGGTACCGAAATCGGTATTAGCAATACTATGGATTGTGAAGTGTATAGATCTATTGGTGAAGATTTTTCATTTGGATATAACATCGGAGCCCCCCTGGGATATTATCCCTTCCCCGCACCATAAAGGTGTTGTCGGGGCATATACGCCATGTGATGTGTATGTTTCGAGACTGAGCGTATAGCGTCTGTGAAAGTCAATCTTCGGATTGTAAATTTTACCTCCAGTTGGGAGGGTTTTAGATCAGAGTGCGAATCAGTCGTACAACACTTGCGGAAAGAAAACGCAAGCCAAAATCTTGGTGGCTTTAAGAGTAATA